TTCCGTGAAAGCCAAGAATGTCGATAGCACGAGCAAACTTGATCGCTGCACCCTCTGCAAATGCTTTCATGACCTCAAGCTTTTTCTCGTCTGTTCCATAGATGAACTCGTCACTGAAGCGTGCGCCGTATTCTATCTTCAGCGGACGCATCGTCACCTTGCCGAGTTTAGCACTGCCTGCGGATTTAGCCTCGCTTTCACCGATAACGTCCGCCTCATCGTCCATAGAGAAAACGAAATAGTCATTGCCGTTAAAGGACACAGGATCTCTTCTGCTGAGCTTTGCAAGGGTGGAATGACCCTTTACTGTTGAAAAAATGCTTGTTACTGTTTCAGGCTCAAGAAGTGTGCCTCTCTTAATTGTTTCTGCCATGATTATTCTCCTTTCAGCTTTTCAAGTGTTTTTCTAAGTGCGTTTTCCGCACTGTTTTTGCTTGGGTCGCCCTCTGCTCTGAAATCAGGGGCATTGTGTGATGTCTTAAAGTATTTTGACATCTTTTCTGCATCGGCTCTTATAGACTTTTCGTCCTCGCCGCTGAGCCTGTCCGAAAGCTCCGCAGGAAGTCCGTACTCCTGTGCGGCTCTCAGTTTGCAAAGGCTCTGTTCAGCCGCCTTGCCCTTTGCCGTAAGGTCTGCTATAGTGGTTTCATAGCCCTTGACCTTTTCTGCCATATCAGCAGGGGAAACATATCCCTCAAACTGCTTTGTGACAGCATTTGTGTTTTCCTCCAGCTTTGCATTTACTATCTTGTCAAGCTGTTCCTGCGTCGTGACAGGTTCAAATTCTTCTGCCATAATATCATTCCTTTCAAATATCAGTAGCTTATCTTTTGCTTTTTCTTTTCTTTAGCGTTCGCACAGCTCCAATGTGCAAGCACCACCGACTCTAACAGCGAAATGTCAGCACCCTCCATAATAGAGCTGTAACCAAAACCTCCGCCTGAGCCTATGGCTCTGTGTTCGCAATTTGAAACAGCCTGCTCAAGTGCAGGTTGTTCTGCGTGGCATATCTTATCAGCAAACAGACTTTGCTCAAACTGAGCTGACGCCTGCACCACCTCAGCAACCTTTGGCAGCACAGCCTTGCACTTAACTCCTGCGTCTTTCATATCACTTTCAAGCACAGCCTGTCCGTTTGCACCGTCTATGGTCACTTGCCTTGCGTGAGGATTTCTGAGATATGAGATTATCCAGCCGTTCCCCTCTCGCACAGGTCGGCAGTCGATAGCTTCAACGAATATTTTGCCGTCAGAAGTTTTAACAGCAACTGCAAGAGAAACATTTGCCGTATATCTTGCATACTTAACACCGAAGAACAGTTCAGGCGTGCCTGAAAGTTTTGGTGCTGTATCAAGCTGATAGTTATGCCATTCCTCCCGGCTTATAGCGGACTTCTGATTGTATCTTAACCACAGACCTAAACGCTGAATATTATCGTCTGTCTGGTCTTTGCCAAGCTCTGAACGTATCTTACGCTCGGTCAGTATCGTACCGAGTGAGGGATTTGTTTCATACCAAAGTTCAGGGTCATGTGCGTCAGCCATTTCAGGTATGCTCCACTCTGCCCAGCCGCTGTCAACGTTAGTACCGCTAAGCGTATCACGGCGATACTGATAGAACACAGTTCCAGATGATACCGCAGTAGGAGGAGTGCCGCACATCAGTGTCTGAGGGTTTGCAGAATCGGTAACAACGTATTTCAATGCACTTTCTTGGTCAGCCGTGTACTCCTGAGCCTCGTCTATAACGAGCAGGTCATAGCCCTCACCAAGTCCCCCTTTTGATGAACGTGTACGGAAGTTGATAAGACCTCCGTCATTATCTTTGAGCCACTCGATACGTTCAAGGCCAAACTGTTTTGTGCTCTTGAAATCCTCTTTTTCGGTATATCCTGCCTTTGCAAGACGTTCAATGACCTTTTCCCATGCGTTGTGAGAGGTGGTCGTTCTGTGTGCCGTATAAAGAACACGCTCTCCGTGGATAAGTCCCCAGAGAGCACGCATTATAAGTATTTCAGATTTTCCGTTACGTCTTGGCACGCTGTAGCCGTATTTCATATGCGTCCACAATCCCTCGTCATTGGTCGCCATTATGTCATATAGCTGTATTTCCTGCCATTCCTGAGCAGTTCTGCCTGTGCTGTTATATAACTCTACAGCCTCGTTGCCCTTAGTCTGCTCATAAGGCAGGACAAGGGCTGTGGTGGGGGTCTGCCTGCCGACTCTCTTATCCTCAATAGTGGATTACCTCCTTTAGGTACGAAAAAAGCACCCTTTAAGGTGCTTGATTCCGATGTTTGAACAACTATTATCCTCTAATGACCTTGTTCTCAAATTTCTTGTATGCATCAAGATACCATTCTTTCTTATCACCGTTATATGTCAACTCGTAATACATACCGTCAAAGAGAGTACTTGAAAGCAAGTATTTCCAGTTCTGCAATGCCTTGCATTTCCATACTGTATAAACTTCAAAATCAGGCTTTATATCTGATTTATCAAGATGTTCTCCAATGTAATCTTTCACAATTTCTATTGCTTTTTCGTCCATAATATCCGTCCTTTCTGATTTTGGGTATAAAAATACCGCCTCGCCGTAGCGGAGCGGTTATTAACTAATATTTGAGTTCAGGAGGTAACTGCTTTTCTCGAATGTCTGTCTCTGATACTTCTATACGAGAAATATGAAAAGCTTTTTTACAGTCATTGCACCAAACATCTCCATATCCTTTACCACTGCTTATTTCAAGCAATCTGTAATCTGTATTTTCTTGTCCGCAATATGGGCATTTGCCTGCCTTATGGAGCTGCTTTATACTCGCTAGATTGTCAAGCCATTTCATACTATCACCTCTTTGTAACCAAGCTATAAAATAATCGTTCAAACCTATAAGCTTGTTTTTCCATTAAATCTAAGTTTTGCTGAGCATATGCTTTGCCATGTTTCTTTAGCTGTAAAACGTGGCACTTTTCATGCAATATGGTTTTTACTAATTCCTCTTCAGAAGAAAATGCACTTGGGAACAAGTCTATTCTTCCTATGTTATTATAGTCTGTTGAGCCATAAAAAGGAAGTGCAAGGAGTTTTTCAGAACGCTGAATCTTAAAGGTTATTCCGCTAGTATCAATAGAATATTTTCTACATATGTTCAGAATTTCTCTTTTCTGCATTGGCACTGTCAACGTTGAGAACGCACCTATGTTTTGCTCTTTTCGTTCAAGGTTTCTTCCTGATTTCATTATACCACTTTTTTTCGATTTGTCAATCCTGCTAAGCACTTCTTTTTCCTTAGCTCTCGCCTGCTCAGGTGTGAGCCTTGTGACCTGCTTGCGTGTTTCGATCTCTTTGCCGTTTTGAACGTCTGAATAGCTTATTTGATCATATGTGCCTGCCTTTTCATTGACGTAGGTTATCTCACAGGTGCAGCGCTTATGCCGCCGCCACACGTCCTTTGGAACATCAGGATAGACGTACTTTCCTGCAAGCTTTGAACACCACGCACAGCATTTGCTGTGGTCTGAGCGGATAACGTACACCCTAAGTCCTGCTTTACTGCGAAAATCAGCATTTGTTTTGACATAATCGGTAAAAATCGAGCCGTTTATGTTCTCAACTGACGCAGTGAACTCGCTGAGCGACGTCTTGTCGGTAAGGTCCTTTTGAGCCGTCACTTTTGCAAGATTTTCTATTCTCTCAGAGGGAAAATCTGCTCTTTGTGGCTTTATGCCTATGCCTGCCGCCTTATCAAGCTGCTTTTGGATATTCTCCGCCACAGAGTTTATAAGATCGTAGTTATCACCGAATATATCACCGAGTATCTCAGCAATAAGCTGTTCATCTGTAAAAGCCTTTGGGCTTTCGGTTATGCTTTTTTCAAAGACTTTTTTCAGCACAGTTCCTGTTGCCTGTGCGAAGTCATCAACATCAGTGAGGTTTGCTTTACCGCTTTCAAGCCTTTTTATAATGCTCTGCAAATGTTTGTCGCTTTTTGAAAGCTTGACAAGGTCGCTTTTTATTTTGTCTGAAAGTGCGCTCATTTGCCGTCACTCTCCATACCTGTGAGAGCCTTTATGTTTCTTGCACCAAGATAGTCAGGCACAGCCTGGTTTATCTTCAAGACAGCGTCGCCCACACCCGAGAGTGCCGCAGCGTCAGGCTCGAAGATAGGCAACCATGCGACTTTTGTATCTCTGAACGCATCTCTTTGATATGCGTATCTGTCACGGATACAAACGGCAAGATAGCCCACATTGAGCAGACCTGTTCCGAACGTCCTCTGCGCCTTGCGTGCCGTTAATCGTAGGTTTTCATGACCTGCCTTGATAGCCTCTGCGCTGGAGGGGTTTTCGGTGGCAAAGCCCAAGTCATCAAGGGTCAGCCCTGTTTCTCCTGCGAACAGGCTTGCAAGCGTTCTCAGCTGTTCAGTATATGGCGTCATTGATTGCTGTTGAAACTGTCCTACAATGGGGTGATCGCCGTCGCCGTCTTTTGTGAAGTTCAGAAAAGAGGATATCGTAGCAAGGCGGTTATTGAACTCTGCGTCCTCAGATAATCCAAGCACATATTTTTGAGGAATGCTGTAAAATTCAGCCGACACCTCAGAGCGTTTTATAGTTCTGAGAGCTGTCTGCGTATAGGCAATGCAGGCTCTTGAAATACGGCTGTGACCGAACGGACGCTTTGCGTCAGGACGATATATTATTGGCACGAGCAGTGCATATGGTGCAGCGTTTGGTATACGCTGAACAAGCACACCATGGGAGTATATTTCCGTCATGCCTGCCATGAAATAAGCCTCTGTCTTTACAACACCCATGCTGTCACGCTCAAGCACTGCATAGCCCTCGGTAAGCAGATTTGTCACAGGATCAATAATACCGGTGGCATTTGAGCCGTCAATGACCTGCAGGCGAGGATAGCCGTTATCTTCTCGGATATAGACGAAAGAACACGCTGAGATAAGAGCCGAAAGCACCGCAGAGTCAATAAGTATATCCTGATTGTTTGACAAGAATATTTCGCTCAGATCAAATTCATCATTTTGAAATTCATCGAACTGCAAGCGGTCAGCAAGGCTATCGACTGCTTTCGCACACCAGCCAACAGTTTCCTTTAGTCCCTTGAATTTTTCGGGAGCAAGGCTTGAAAAGTCCTGTGCGTTATTTTTCATTTCGTAGTACTTATATCTCAATAGCACTCGTGTTTGTTTATCGGCAAGTCTGCGTCGCAGATAGTCAATTCCGTATATTTCGTTTGTCATATTTTTGCTCCTGTTTAAAATTCTGCGAGATATTTACACAATGAAGGCGTGAACGTGAAAAGCGCCCTCAAAGGGGGTGGTATGCCCCCATATGCTCAAAAAAATTGAAAATTTCGTGGAAATTCGTGTTTAAATCGACTTCCAATCAAAAGTTTGCGGTAAAACACGGTTGGATACGGCTTCTACCTTTTGGTCAAACACCTGTTTTTCTACCAATTTATCAGATTTCTGACGATTGCAACACCAATGAGCAAGCTGTAGGTTTTCAAGGGCTGAGGGGTGACCGCCTTTTGCTATGGGTATGATATGATCTATGCAAGCTGACAGTGGGTGTGGATACTTCAAGGAAAAATCAACAGGTTTTCCACAGATACCGCAGACTGTTTGTGTAGCGTATATCTTCTTCTTGTTGATGCGGAACTGCTGTTGGTGTGAACCGTTTCGATCTGGTCTTGGTACTGGCATTGTATACCTCCGTGCAACGCAAAAGGCACCCCATAGGAGTGCCTCTTGTGAAAATAATTTAAGGAGTTTTGTAAATGGTGGAGCAGATGTTGAGCTGGCTCGCTCTCGACCTGCATACGGAGCTTTCG